ATGTTTAACTTCCTAACTTCAAAAGAAAAATGGGTGTTATTAGTTGGCCCGCTACTGCTCTTGCTTCTCATCTTGTTTCAAGGTTGGCAGGCTAACCACTGGCGCGCTGAAATGGTGAAAGAAGAACAGCTCAAAGCCAAATGGCAGGCTTCTTATATGGCGTTAAATGAACATGTACAACAATTTGCCGAACAGCAAAAGCAACTGACCCAAGCCGTCAATGAGCTAAAACATCAGCAAACAAAGCAAACACAGGATTTAAAAAATGCACTTAAACAACATCAAACTTGGGCTGACAGCCCTATTCCTGACGGTGTGCGCGGCGTGCTCAACCGCCCCGCAAATCATTAAACAGCCGATACTCTGCCCGCAAACGGCAGAGTGTGGTCAATTTTCGCCACAAATTCGCACTAACGGCGAACTGGCGGAAGCCTATCAACAGGCACAGCACCGTTTAAATTTATGCGTGGTTGAAAATCACAGCCTAAAAAAATGTATTGATGATTTTAATCAAAAGGAAAAAAACAATGACTGATCAATTTGACCGTGCGCAACAATTAGAAGAAATGCAACGGGAAATCGCCCTGAAAAAACACCGCACTTTTAAGGCAGTCAGCCGTCTTTACTGTGAAGATTGCGATGCACCCATTCCCGAAAAACGCCGACAGCTTATTCACGGCGTCACCCGTTGTGTGATATGCCAAGAACGGGAAGAAAAACGCCAACGGAATTTTAGAAAATGAAAAAACCCAACCAACTGCGAAAAATCCTTGAGCAAAGTTTGCCGGATTTCATTGAAAACCCCGACCGCTTACAGCTTTACACGGACGGCGGGCAAATTATCGCTACCGGAGCAAACTCGTTCAGTTTTGAATATCGCTACACACTCAACATCATTGTGACCGATTACGCCGGTGATATTGCTGCTTTGGTTGTACCGATGATTGCCTATCTTCGCACCAATCAACCGGAAATCTTTGAAAACCCCCAGTTGCGTGAAAATGCCTTCAAGTTTCAGGTGGATTACAACAATAACGACACGGCAGACATCAGTTTTGAAATCAAACTCACCGAACGTGTAGTATCGAAAAAAGACGGCGACAGCGTGCAACTTAATTATGCAAAAGAACCGGTGCTTGATGATCCGCGCCTTGTAAAAGTTTATTTGCAGACTTGGGATAATTTGATTTTTGAGGGTGAAGTCTGATGGCAACGGTGCAAGAAATCCAAGGAAAATTGACCGCACTTGTCAATAATCTATCGCCACAGTCTCGAAGACAACTGGCACGCAACATCGGGCAAGCATTACGAAAAAGCCAATCGGCACGCATTGCAAGGCAACAAAATCCCGATGGATCAGCATTTGAGCCCCGCAAACCTCGTAAAAATTTTATACAAAAACAAGGACGAATTAAGCGCAAAGCCATGTTTGCCAAGCTCCGCACCGCCAAGCATTTAAAAGTGCGGTCAAATGGCAATGAAGTTTCAGTGGGCTTTAACGGCTCAAGTGCAGCGATTGCGGCAGTCCATCAATACGGGTTGAAATCAAGCCCGTCAAAAAACAAGGATTTTAAAGTGCAATATGCCCAACGGGAATTGTTGGGCTTTAGTGAAAATGATTTGGAAATAATTGAAGATTTAATTATTGAGCAATTAAGCCGTTAGATTTTAGATGGTTACGAATGATGTGCAACCAATAAGCATAAACAACTAACGCTGCCATTCCAAGAAAGAAATTAACTTCAACAAACCACAACACAGAACCAATCATCAACATATAAATGAAGATAGCCGGTGCAGCAATAATAAGAGAGACAAACCAAGGCATCGCAATTACGCCAAAACCGATTGCAAGCCCAAGTAAGCCAACAGTCAGAATAAATAGTGAAAGTATTGCAATCATATTTCCCCCTTTGTTTAGCTGATTATTGAGCTAAATAATCAACCTTGTCAATAGAAAAGTGAGTAAAAAATGAATAATTTACAACTTACCGTTTTGTTAAATGCCATTGATAAAATTTCTGCGCCATTAAAAAACGCCAATAAACAGGTTTCCGAACTTTCCCAAAAACTAAAAGAAAATAAATCCATTCGTGCGCAACTTGTAAAACAAGATAAAGCGAATGAAACTGCTATCAAAAAATATGCTGCTACATTAAACCCTCTTAAAAGCAAATTAAGTGTGGTAAACCAAGAATTATTACAAGCACAGCAAAAAGCGAAACATTATACGCAACAGTTAGCCAACGCCAAAAATCCAACAAATGAATTTAAAGCAAAGGTTTTAAATGCACAAAATGCTGTTAAAAAGTTAAAAATTGAACAGGGTCAGGCTGCACTTAAGTTACGACAAGCACGGCAAGAATTAAACGCTTCAGGGATCTCTGCAAAAACACTTGGGCAACGTCAATACGAATTGCGAAATAAGCTAAAAGGTGCAAATCAACAGATTAAACAGCAAGAAGTTGCTTTAACAAAACTCAATGCAAAACAAGCTGCTTACAATAAATACCGAGGTCAAGTTGAAACGCTCAAAGATATAAGCGGAAAAGCACAAATGATTGGTGCGCAAGCCTCCGCAGCGGGTACAACAATTATTGCACCTATCACAAATTCAGTGAAAGATTTTATGAGTTTTGAAGATGCCATGGTTGGGGTTGCACGGCAGGTTCAAGGTCTAAAAGATGATGCCGGCAACTTCACCCAAGAATTTGAAGAATGGAAAAATAAAATTCAATCTCTTTCAACTGAACTGCCTTTAACCACAGTAGAAATAGCCAATATGATTGAAAGTGCGGCAAGAATGGACGTACCTAAAGATCAGCTGGAAGAATTTGTGCGATTAAATACACAAATGGCAACCGCATTTGATGCGATAAGTCCCGATGAATTAGTTGAACAATTCGGTAAAGTTACAAAAAACTTTAAATTATCATCTGCAGCATCAAGGGAATTAGCAGACGCTATCAACTATTTAGATGATAACGCAATTTCAAAAGGAACGGGGATTATCGGTTTTATGAATCGGGTATCGGGAATTGCCGGTATTGCTAAAATCACCGAAAAAAATATGGCGGCACTAGGTTCAACATTACAAACTGCAGGAGCAGGAGAGGAACAATCAGCCACTGCAGTGAACGCAATCTTTACGAGATTATCATCAGCAAGCAAAAAGAAACCTGTCAAAAATGCTCTGAAAGCAATAGGATTGACTGCAGATCAAGTTGAATTAGGTATGGTAAAAGATGCTCAAGGCACATTGATGAAAATTGTGGATACATTGAAAAGTATGCCGGAACAAAAACGCCTTGGGTTTATCGCTGATTTAGTTGGAACAGAACATACAAAAACCCTTGCTTTACTTGTATCAAACACTGAAGAATGGCGCAGACAAATTGAACTTGCTAATAGCGAGGCGGCAAAAGGCTCAATGGACCGTGAATTTGAAACCCGAATGAAAGCCCTATCATCAACATGGGGAATTTTCAAAAATCAACTGTTCAACTTAAATTCAACAATTGGCGGAACACTTGCTCCAACACTTGATTCTCTATTGAAAAAAATTGGGGGATTAATTGAGAAGGGTAATAATTGGATTAAAGCAAATCCTAAATTGGCTCAAAATATTTTATTAGTTGCAGGTGCAATCGGTGGCTCATTGACATTATTTGGTGCATTAAGCCTTGCATTAAGTTTTATACTTTACCCCGTCGCACGCCTATTTTTAGGATTATCAAAGCTAAATGTGATACTTCCAAAATTTTCAGGACATTTGGCATCTGCAGGTCGGTTAATTTTAAGAGGATTACTTTCCCCATTAAAATTAATTACATTGGCTATTAGCCCCTTAGGGATCGTTTTATTAACCGTTGCGACATTAATTTATAAATACTGGCAACCTATCAAAGCCTTTTTCAGTGGTTTCTTTGAGGGACTAAAATCCGGTCTTGCCCCTGTTATTGAAAAATTCAAACCATTGGGTGATCTGTTTGGTGTTGTGGTCGGTTGGATTGAAAAAGCTGTAAAATGGTTTACTGATTTACTCTCACCGGTAGAAAACACCACTGTTGAATTACTGGCAGCCTCTAGAGCCGGTAGAGATTTTGGGGAATGGTTAGCCAAAGGTATTGACTTCGCTCTCAAACCACTCCAACTTTTAATTGATGGGGTTAAATGGCTAATTGATAATATGCCGAGCGTAGGTGATATTGCTACAAAACTTGTGCCAAAACAACATGCGGAACAAATCCAAAAAACGGCAGATATGGCTGCAATGACAGGATTTTCTAAAGGCGGTTACACCGGCAATGGTGGCAAATATCAACCCATGGGAATTGTTCACGGTGGCGAATATGTGATGACAAAAGAAGCCACTTCACGCCTTGGCATTCATACCTTAAACGCCCTCAATTACGGCAAACAAGCCTTAATTGCAGGCGGATTGGGTATCAGTGTCGCCACAGCTGCACCGGTGCAAGTGGATCACCGACCGCCAATTTCGGCACGTCCGGTCGTAACACAGGTTGCACAGCCGATGAATGTGCAAATCACGGTCAATGCGGCACAAGGTATGGACGAGCGAATGATTGCACAGCAAGTCGCAAAAGAGCTGCAACGTATCCAAAACCAACAACAAGCACGCACACGCAATAGTTTGCGTGATCGGGTCTAACCAAAGGGCGAAAGCCCTTTTTTGTTGCACATCGCAGAAAATAGTTTTATATTTGGGCAAAAGGTTGTAAACTTCGCAAACTTTTATTCTTTGGTGACTTATGACAAATCTATCATTAAATCCTATTTTTGAAAGTTTTGCTCCAATTTTTAAGCAATTAAAAACTGCGGCAATGTCTGCATTATTGATTGTACCATTGGCAGAAAATCATCCTGTTCCTAACACGACACAGTCTGTGAATATTTTTAGTGTACAAGCAGATAAAAGCAAATTGAGCAATCAAGATATAGAAAAAATTATTGATATGGTAAGAGCCGTTTCTGCTATTACTGATTTTGTTATTACATCAATTACACCTGAATCATTAAGTAATATTGATTTAAGTGATGTTCTAACATTAGAAGATAAAATCAATAGATATGATGATTTAGCTTATAAAATTATGGCTAATACAAACTCTCCAGAGTTATCATCAACACTACAATCATTCAGCAATAAAATGCATACCCTTTGCAATATGATGAAATCAGAAAAATATAAACAACAATCAGATGAAGTGGTTTTATCCCGCCTTTACAATTCGAATCAAGATGTAGGCTATACTTATAATTCATCACACTCTTTTGATGACTTCAAAAAAGCAATGATAATGTAGGTTTTGCGGATGAAAGTTGAATTGTCAAAACAATTTAAAGAAGGGCGTTTAAATACGCCTTTTTTTAAAGATATTCAAGTAATGACCGATGATGAATTAAAACTTATTTTCGACTTTATGCAAGCTGTTGAACAAGGTAAACCCTTGCGTGGAAAAAATAAACCCTCTTGGATAGATGACAATCTCAACAAGATTATCCATACCGAGCTTTATCAAGAAAATAATATTTGGCATTATCATTGTGGCCCTTACAATGCTACAAGTACAAAATATCATGCCGTATCAAGACTAAAATTAAATTTGGAAGGGGAAACTTCAGGTCCTATTATTCACTATCAAAAAATATCGGATGATCATATTCTTATCATCGCATTTTCACCGAAACATGAACCTTTCCCACGAGAATGGGATGTACCTAATCCACTAATTGACCGGAGAGAAAATGAGTGAATTATTGACAATGATCCATAAAAATGCGACAGATTTATATAAAGCCGAACTGATGGATAAAGAAACCATGCAAAAATTTGATGAATTATGTCTAACTGTCACTAAATCAAACAATACAAAGCAAGTTAACTAGGCTTGCTTTTTTGTTACACCTCAATTCACACTTCCCCATCCTCGCATTTATCCCCTATCTCGCCAACAATAACGCTATTTATTACAACTGAAAAAAGGTTTTATGTTCGCCGAATTTAACCGCCGATTAGATAACCTCATTCGCTTTGGCACGATTGCCGAGGTAGATTATGCGACCGCCCGTGTGCGGGTAAAGAGCGGTCAGATTCTGACGAATTTTTTACCTTTTATTACGCTCCGTGCTGGCACAACAAAAACGTGGTCTCCGCCTACTGTGGATGAACAATGTGTGATTTTGGCGGCAAGTGGTGAATTCACCACTGCTTGTGTATTGGTTGGGCTTTACACGCAAAACAGCCCAAGCCACTCCCCCGATTTACACGTGATCCAATTTGCTGACGGTGCAACCATTGAATACAACCAAGCAATCGGGCGATTAAATGTTATTGGGATTAAATCCGCCTTTATCAATGCCAGTGAACAAATTGATATTTTCTGCCCGACAGTAAACATCAAAGGCAATGTCAATATTAATGGTTCACTTTCAACCAGCGGTACAAGCACAACAAAAGGCAATGTCAGTACACAGGGCAGTGTAACGGCAAGCGGAGATATCAAAGGCGGCAGTATTAGCCTACAAAATCACAAACACCTTGAACAAGGTGACGGACAAGAGACAAGCAAAGCAAGATGAATCGATATACCGGCGAAAATCTGACAGATGAAGGGCAACATATCAAACAATCTATTGCCGATATTCTACTCACACCCATAGGCTCACGTATTCAACGGCGGGAATATGGCAGCCTGATTCCCATGCTGATTGACCGCCCGATTAGTAGCACGCTTCTACTACAACTTGCCGCTTGTGCCGTTACAGCTCTCAACCGTTGGGAACCCCGTGTGCAAATTACCCAATTTAAACCGCAACTAACAGAGCGAGGCATTAGTGCAAGTTATGTGGTGCGTTATCGCAAAAATAATCAAGAAATTCGCAATGAACAACTTTTACTCGGTGGCAAACAATGAGCGAACTAGTCGATTTATCAAAACTTGATGCACCCAAAGTGCTTGAAGATTTAAATTTTGAAACCTTATTGGCAGAACGCAAAGCAGAATTTATCGCTTTATTTCCGCAAGAAGAACGCACATTTTGGCAAGCCCGATTAAGTCTTGAAAGCGAGCCCATTACCAAGTTACTGCAAGAAGTCGTTTATCTGCAATTACTTGAACGCTCTCGCATTAACCAAGCGGCACAGGCGACTATGTTGGCGTATGCCTCGGATTCGGATCTTGATGTCATCGCAGCCAACTTCAACGTGAAACGCCAAGTCATTCAAGCAGAAGACAACAGTGTCACGCCAAAAATATCGGCTATTTTAGAAGATGACACCTCATTACGATTACGCACGCAGCTTGCATTTGAGGGGCTTTCTGTCGCTGGTCCACGCTCTGCTTATGTGTTCCATGCACTTTCAGCACACCCCGAAGTCGCCGATGTTTCAGTGGTTTCCCCCGAACCGGCACAAGTCACTGTCACGATTTTAAGCCGAATCGGGCAAGGTGTTGCAAGCGAACAAGTGTTAAACGCCGTGCGCAATAAACTCAACGATGACAATATTCGTCCCATCGGTGATCGGGTCAAGGTGCAAAGTGCGGTCATTCAAAATTACGAAATCCGCGCAAAATTGCATTTATACCGTGGGCCAGAATACGAACCCATTAAAGCACAAGCCTTGAAAAATCTCACCGCCTACACGGAAGAAAAACGCCGCTTAGGGCGCGATGTCAGCCTTTCCGGCATTTATGCCGCCTTGCATTTAGAGGGCGTGCAACGTGTGGAATTATTAAGCCCAACAGCGGACATTGTGCTGCCAAGCTCAAAATCCGCCTATTGCAGCAACATCAATATTGAGATTACGACAAGCGATGATTACTAACCATTTATTGCCAATCGGTTCAACGCCGTTAGAAAAACGCGCAGCGGAAATTTTAAAAAGTGCGGTTGAAAATCCGATTATTATTGCTGATTTAATCAATCCTGACCGTTGTCCGGTTGCATTGCTCCCTTATTTAGCTTGGGCGTTTTCCGTAGATAAATGGGATGAAAGTTGGACGGAAGAAGTCAAACGCATTGCAATCAAGCAATCTTATTTCGTGCATAAACACAAAGGCACAATTGCCGCGGTCAAGCGCGTGATTGCGCCCATCGGCTATTTAGTTGAATTGAAAGAATGGTTTACTACAACCCCACAAGGCACACCCGGCACATTCAGCATAACCATTGAAGTTCCGGAAAGCGGCTTAAACGAACAAACTTACAATGAACTGGTGCGCTTAATCAACGATGTAAAGCCGGTATCTCGGCATCTTAATCAATTGGCTATCGCAATATCGCCGACCGGGCAAATGTGTACATTTATCGGACAAAATAGCGGCGACATTATCACGGTTTATCAATAAACAGGCTAAGTTATGACAAAACAATTTTTTGCCGTATTAACCCATTACGGTACCCAAACAATTGCAAGTGCGGTTGCCAATAAACAACCGTTAAAAATCACACATATGGCGGTCGGCGATGGTAACGGAAGCGCCGTTGTGCCGACTGCCGCGCAGACAAAACTGACAAAAGAGGTGTATCGCTCGACAATTAGCGCTGTCAGCGTCGATCCGCGTAACAATAAACAGGTGATCTTTGAATTAACCATCCCCGAAACTGTCGGCGGATTTTATGTACGGGAAATGGGGATCTTTGATAGCAATAATAAGCTGGTTGCCATTGCCAACTGTCCGGAAAGTTATAAACCTGCATTGGCCAGCGGCAGCGGTAAAGTACAGGTGCTACGGATGATACTGACTGTCAGCACATCAGATGCCATCACATTAACCGTGGATGATACGGTAATCTTTGTCACACGCGGACAGCTCACGCCGCAAACCATTACCGCAACCAGCGCAAACGGCTTTGACAACAACGGTCACACTCATGAAATCGACAAAGCCGACACAACTAAAGCGGGCATCGTACAACTCACAAGCGACACGGGACTAGACAGCGAAAAACTGGCGCTTACCGCTCGCGCCGGTCGCAAACTGGCACAACTCATTGCGTCAATACAACAGGCGCTGCATAACTACATCCCACTTAATAACCGGTCATCCGCCGTCAACAGCACAAGCACTGAGAACGTGGCCACATCGGCTGCGGCAAAAACCGCGTATGATAAAGGCGTGGAGGCTAAATCTGCAGCGGACAATGCACAACGCACCGCAAATAGTGCAAATAATAACGCAAACAGCAGGGTGTCAAAAAACGGTGATACGATGACCGGACATTTACACGTTAAAAACGGCGACTATTCATCGCTGAGAACTTATAATCAATCTGGATATGGTGTGAGATGGGAGTCGGCGCCAGAAAGTGCAAATAATATTGCCGCTATCGTACAAACAGATCCGAATGATAAGGTAATATATAAATATCTAATCCCAAGTAAAAGTGGTACCGCTGCGTTACTTGAAGATTTGAGCTGGGGTAATCTGAGGGGGATTCCGAATACTGCGAGCCGTTGGCCTGCTTGGAATGAAGTAACAAGTAAACCGTCCACATTTCCGCCGTCATCGCATAATCACGCATGGACACAAATTACAAATGCGCCGGCAACTGCAACCCGTTGGCCTGCTTGGAGTGAGGTAACGAGTAAGCCAACCACAATCGCTGGCTATGGAATAGCTGACTTTATAGTAAAAAATCTCGGTACTGAAGATTTAGACAAAATCACAACAGTAGGGTTATATGGCCAGGCAGCAAATGCAAATACTGCTTCGCAACGTCATTACCCGGAAAATCAGGCGGGTTCTCTGATTGTTACGCTGTCAGCATATGGTGTACAACAAGAATACACAACATATGGATCAAAAAATAAGTATGTGCGGGGGCGTAACGAAAACGCATGGACTGCATGGAAACGCATTGACGGGTCAGACTGGAACGAAATTCGAAGCAAGCCCTCAACATTTCCGCCGTCATCACATAATCACGCATGGACACAAATTACAAATGCGCCGGCAACCGCAACCCGGTGGCCGACTTGGAGCGAGGTAACGAGTAAACCTTCAACATTCCCGCCATCATCGCATAATCACGCATGGACACAAATTACAAATGCACCGGCAACTGCGACGCGCTGGCCGACTTGGAATGAAGTATCAGGTAAGCCGCAAGTTGTGCAAGATGTGCGTTTAGGTGCGACTGTCAGCCGGAAATTGGAAAATAAGGAATGGCAAACGCATGGTGCGGGTTACGTTGTGACCGGATTTTACAATTATAGCGATGATTTGCATGCGAACGATTGGGTTTATGTCAAACCGATCCAGAAAAACATAAACGGTACATGGGTGACTGTGGCTAATGCATAGTATGGAGAGTATATGCTAAAACATATTAAAAACTTAACACAATATACGCCGGAAGAAAAAGAGTTCGGTGAAGACGTACTTTACTTAAAAGGTGAAAGCGGAGAGGACTGGTATCATGCACAATCCGAGTTTAAAACTGATACTGTAAAAGTGGCTTACAATAACGACGGTCTGATTGTTTCACAATCTAATGATGTTACTGCTCTTTTTCCCCTTGGTCTCAGTGTCATCGAAATAGAAAGTGAAAATCGACAGGATTTAATTGGGAAATATATCAAAAATGGAATGTTGATAGACGCACCGCCATCAAATTTACACGAATGGAACGGCAAAGGCTGGATAATATCCGCTGAAAATAAGACCGCGCTTTTGGTAAAAAAGAAAGACGAGTTAATTAAGCAGCTCGCAAAAAAGACTGACACACTCAAATCATCATTGTTAGTCGGCTACCCGCAAACCGAAATCGACAGCTTTTATCGTCAAGAATCTGAAGCGTTAGCATGGCAAGCTGATAACAATGCTGCCACACCGATGCTTAAGCAAATTGCTGCCAATCGTGGTATAGATTTTGAGGTACTGGTGACTAAAGTGCTGGATAAATCAGATCAGTTTGCCGTCGCTGTCGGAGCGATTATTGGTCAACGGCAAAAGTTTGAAGATTGGATTTTAGCAGCAGAAAATCAGGAAACGTTAGAGCAAATTAGCAAAGAGGTGGATGCATGGCAACTAAATTAAAATCATGGCTATATCATGTCTTGATCGCATTAGACCAACTGGCCAACGCATTAAGCGGTGGTGCAGCAGATGAAACATTTTCCAGTCGGTGTTACCGTGGCGCAGTGCTATCGGCGAACCCGAAAAAGCGCTGGCGCTTTTGGTTCAGATTTGTCAATGCGTTATTTTTCGATAAAGATCACTGCAAAACAGCCTACGAAAGTGAAGTTAACCGCAAGCAGTTCCCGCCGGATTTTCAAAAGATCTGATCGAAATTGACCGCACTTTTGCGGTCTTTTGTTAGTCCGTTTTTCACATTTTCAATCGGTCGCAAAGTTTAAACAATCACCACAAAATAGCCCTATCTTTTTAATCCGCAAAAACATAGGGCTTAATTATGTCTGAAGAATATCTCCACGGTGTCAAAGTTACGGAAATTTCCGAAGCCTTGCGCACCTTGACGACATCATCTACTGCCGTCATTGGCTTGGTTGCGACTGCATCTGATGCAGACAATGAAACCTTCCCACTCAACAAACCCACATTGCTCACCGGCATTACGCCGTCAATGATTGCCAAAGCAGGTAAAACCGGCACGCTTTCCCGTGCATTAGACGGCATTTTAGATATTGTCAATTGTAAAGTTGTTGTGATCCGCGTGGAAGAAAGTGACGATGAATCACAAACGAAAGCTAACGTGATCGGCGGTGTCGATGATGAAGGTAATTACACCGGCTTGAAAGCATTTTTAATTTCTGCTGCCGTTTGCGGTGTCAAACCACGCATTTTCTGTGTGCCGAAATATGACAGCCAAGACGTAACAACCGAACTATTAACCGTCGCGCAAAAGCTCAACGGCTTTGTCTATGCCTCCTGTTACGGCTGCAACACCAAAGAACAAGCCGTCACTTATCGCCGCCAATTTTCGCAACGTGAATTAATGTTGATTTTTGGTGATTTCCTCTCTTTCAATCCAAACACCAAACAAACTGAAGTGGATTATGCTGTAGTGCGTGCTGCTGCTATGCGTGCATTCCAAGATAAAGAATTTGGTTGGCATACCTCTATCTCAAACAAGGGTTTAAATGGTGTAACAGGTGTTACAAAACCGCTTTCGTTCGACATCAACGACAGTGCGACCGATGTCAATTATTTGAACGAACAAGGCATTACCGCTTGTATTAATTACAACGGTTACAAATTCTGGGGCTTGCGTACCTGTTCCGCCGATAAATTGTTCATCTACGAAAACTACACCCGCACCGCACAAGTGTTGAAAGACACTATCGCACAATCATTCGATTGGGCTGTGGATAAGGACATTTCGGTCAATCTTGTAAAAGAGATTGTGGAAGCGATCAATGCGAAATGGCGTGAATTTGTGGCGAAAGGTTATTTGATTGGCGGTAAAGCCTTTATCAATCCTGAATTAAACACGGCAGCGACATTAAAAGATGCAAAATTGCTTATCTCTTATGATTACTGCCCTGTGCCGCCGTTAGAACAACTTGGCTTTAACCAATACATCAGCGATGAATATTTGGTTGAATTTGCTGCAAATATTGCAAAAGTAGGAGCGTAACAAATGGCTTTACCCCGTAAATTAAAATTAATGAATTTCTTGGGTAACGGTAATTCTTATCGTGGACAAATTACCGAGATCACCCAACCTAAATTGGCATTGAAACTGGAAGAATACCGTGCAGGCGGTATGTTCGGGCCGGTAAAAGTGAATTTAGGTGTGGAAGCCCTTGAGGCTCAATTCAAAATGGGCGGTTATATGACCGAGCTTTTGAAAGAATTTGGCGGTGCGATTGACGGTGTGCCGTTACGTTTTGCCGGTGCATATCAACAAGACGACACAGAAGAAGTCACCAGTATTGAACTTGTCATGCGTGGTCGTTTTGGTGAAATCGACAACGGCACAAGTAAATCGGGCGATGACACCGAACAAAGCTACACCGTACCTTTGACTTATTACAAAATCATCGAAAACGGCAAAGATATTATCGAAATTGATCTGCTCAATTCCGTGTTTATCGTGGACGGTAAAGACCGCTTGGCGGAACACCGTGCTGCTATCGGTATTTAATTTCACACACCTTGCCCCGAAAGGGGCATTTATTCACCTTTGAAAATTTCCATATTATTTTTGGAAATTTCCAGTTTAAAAACGGAAATTATGTTATGAAAAACGAAACCTCAAAAATCATTACACTTAGCTTGCCGATTATGCGTGGCGACAAAAAAATCACCGACATTACAGTGATTAAACCCACTGTGCCGGCATTAAAAGGCTTGAAAATGTTTGATGTGTTGCAAATGGATGTTGATGCCTTGCAAGTGTTATTGCCACGGGTCACCCAACCGGTGCTACACAAAGCGGATTTTGCCTCTATGGAAGTGGCTGACTTCACAGAACTGGCTGCGGCGGCTGTCGGTTTTTTAGGGAAGAACTCGGAAACGGAAGAACCGACCGAGTAATTTTAATTGCTGCCACGGTAGAAGATGCCATGGCAGATATAGCCCTGATTTTCCACTGGCAACCGCAAGCCTTTGATGAGATGACATTTAGCGAGCTTATGCAATGGCGTGAAAAAGCGAGAGAACGCAATGAGGCAGAAAGTGATTGATTATTTAATGGCAAAACCCCGTTATGTGATTTGGCGCATTTTGTTGGCTGCACTTCTCTGCTTTTGGCTGATCGTCATCTTTGGCATTGCTTTTCTTTTTCACTAATCAAGTGCGGTCAGAAATCAAGTTTTTTTTGACCGCACTTTTATAAACATTTTATGAAAACATTCTTTATTTTTTTACTCTATTTTCTCACGATTATTTCCATCGCCGGTTTCGCTACATTTTTAATGTATCACCACATTGATGGTTGGGGTTGGCTGATTTTTATTGAATTTTTAGTCCTTACTATAAATGTAAAAGTGAGAGAATAAACCATGCTCCAAAACTCCGCTCTTGCTACCCTTGGCGTGTTTGTGTTTACCCGTCAAACCGTGCCTTTTCAAAGTTTTGACCGTCAATCATCGTGGCGACATCCGACTAACTCCGTTGTGGGGCAAATGCCGAAAACCCAATTTACCGGCAAAGATTCTGAAACCGTCACTATCAGCGGTCGATTAATCCCTGAAATCACAGGTGGCACATTGAGCCTTGCGATGTTGGAATTAATGGCGGAAAGCGGTGCGGCATTTCCGCTGATTGAAGGGGCGAATTTTATGTTGATGGGATTCTTTGTCATTGAATCAATCCAAGAAACCCGAACGGAGTTGTTCGGCGATGGCACGGCCCGTGCGATTGATTTTACCCTTAATTTAAAACGCACGGACGACCCGTTATTGATCGATCTTGCGCAAAATGTGATGGGAGCATTTTAATGTTTGATTTTGCTACGAATCACCGCACACCTAAATTTTCTGTGATTGTGATCACTCAAGATAAACAGAAAAACGACATCACGCAAACCGTTGCCGACCGTTTAATGAGTATGCAAATTGATGACAATCGGGGCTTTGAAGCGGATATGCTTGATTTGCAACTTTCCGATCATGACGGCAAACTCGCCCTTCCCCCTCGCAATGCCACAATTCAAGTGGCGATAGGTTGGCAAGGAGAGCCGTTGATTGATAAAGGAAAATATTTGGTTGATGAAGTACAGTTTTCCGGTTCGCCCGATACCCTCACTATTCGGGCCCGTGCGGCAGATTTAAAAGGCAGTCTTAGCGAGCAAAAAGAGCGGTCATTTCACAACATAAAATTAGGCGCATTGATTGAACAAATCGCAAAAGAAAACAAATTGGAAAGCCAATGTGCCAAAGAATATGCCGAACAAACTATTTCCCACATTGACCAAACCAACGAAAGCGATATTAATTTACTGACACGCCTTGCGGAAGATTACGGCGCAATGGCAACGGTGAAAAATGGCGTGCTGCTGTTTATACCTTTGGGCGCAGCAAAAACCGCTACGGGCAAACCCATTCCAACGGTGCAAATCACTAAATCCGCCGGCGATAGTTACAATTTCAGCATTGCAGAAAGTGACAACTACAAAGCAGTGCGTGCCTATTGGCACAACCAAGACACCGGAAAACGGGGCGAAATTACAGTTGATACCAACACCAAGATTGTAAAAAAACAGCGTATGACAAAAGGTAGAACGCTGAAAAACGGTACAGTGAAAGGTAGCCGCTTGAGTAAGCGGAAATACAATAGCGTGGAACAGCAAGAGCCGGTAACAAGCAATAGCGATCAAATCAAAACTCTACGGCACACTTACGCCACGGAAGCATCAGCAATCAATGCGGCAAAATCCGCTTTTGACAAACTCAAGCGTGGTGTGGCAAGTTTTAGCATCACCCTTGCCTACGGCATACCGGATTTAATGCCAGAAACACCGGTGCAGTTGAGTGGGTTTAAACAAGAAATTGACAGGTCGGATTGGTTGATTACTAAGGTTTTGCATAGTATCAGCGACAATGGCTATACATCACAGGTGGAGTGTGAATTGAAGATTGAAACGGACGAAATCAACGTGAAAAAAGGGGAAAATAATGCTTAAAATTTGTGCTTTTAGCAACCATGGAAAACAACTAAATGTTTATATAAAGAATGAGGAAAATCACAATGATGCCGACTTCTGGGCATTGAATGGATTCTGCCTTGGGTGATGGCATCGGCATTGGTGTGTTTGTGCGCGAAGAGATCACACCTTTTGGGATTAGTTACCGATTGATGAAAGTGCAGCAATCAACCAATCCGCGCCCTTTCCCAATGCTAATGCAAGAATTTATTTTGTGGCATCGGCAGGAAGTGATCGAACAAGAGAAGAAAGTCTTTGCTTCTCGTCAGGGTTTAACGATGACTGATTGATAACCTGAACAAACAAATCAACTGTATTGGGGTGAAGTTTGACAGTGGAAATATTCAAGATGGCAGATAATCCACCGTCACCCTCAATGAAGTCAACGCCCTTGTGTGTAATGCGATAACTTGTGCCTTTTTGTTGTTCTAGTAATTTATGCGCGTTCAAATAAAGTAGATTGTCTCTCAAATGCTTCATCGTAGTTTCATTTACCTTTATTTTCGGAAAAAGTGAAAACTGTTCATTAAGATTAGACAATTCAGTTTTATTAATACAGACCGCATAAATTAAGCGCTCTTCAATAAAATTGTCATAATGTTCTTTTAAAAAATGCAAAACATGATTTTGTAAATCCCGGTCAACTTGCATAATATTATTTCACCCACAAATATTCTCACACGGTACACCGTCATTGTCACGATCTAACCGGCTTACGCCGCATTGATTCAAATAAAATTTTGCCTGTTCGCAGGAACGCATATTTTTGCAGTAGGGAATTGGATCATCACAGCTGTATTTTTCCTTGGCAGACAACAGCGGGGATAATAGACAAAGTGCGGTTAAAATGAGGAGTATTTTTTTCATTCAGGTATCTCCCCTGTTTCAATTAAATGAAAAAACTGATTTTCATAAATAAGTTTTATGCCGAATGATTGAGCCTTTGCTAATTTAGATGGCCCTATCGTTTTTGAATTTTCGCATATGACTAAATAATCACATTTTGAGGTTACATCTGTAATTGCACGCAAGCCTACTTCGGAGGTTAAGTTCATTAATGCATTTTTTTGTGCTTTACCAAAACCCGTGAAACAAAAAGTGAGAGGATGTTGAATAGGTGTTGTGGATTTACGTTTTATTGCATTAAGTTTTTGATCGAACTGCTCAAATATTGCTGCTGGCAAGTTTTGCGCATAATATTGCGCTTCTTCATAGTTATCAAAGAATTTGATAACTCTATCCTTGCGAAATGTGATCACCCGATTTTTTTGCAAAACATAACCAATAAAATAATCTTCATTTTCTTTATGATTTTCTAACGTGTAGGCATTCACCTCTTTATGCCAATTCATATAAACAAAATGGCGCATTATAAATCCCTCGGATTAATCGGTAACACTCGAATAAATTTCCCTCGAATAACCGCAGTATTGAAGAGTTCTTCGGTTATATCAAAAGGGCGATAATTCTGATTATCTGATGTGGCTTGAATAACGCCTGTGGGAATACGTTGCAAACGCTTGATATAGGTATGCCCATTCAAGTCGAAAATGTAAATACCCTCACCGTTATAACTGTTCACCTTGGTGTCAACAAAAACAATGTCACCTTTCTTGATGGTGGGTTCCATACTGGTGGTTGGCACGCTAATAAGATAGACATCTTTTGCTTGTTTTATGCCGACTATCTCCAACAATCCCTGCTCGCTAAACCAGATTGAGCGAATAATATCGGGATAACATTCATTGCTATAGTCATCACAGCCCGCGATGGCTTTCGCGTCTAACTGGTGAATACAAATGCGATGTGCTTCATCGCTTTCAGACTGCATAGCCGGTATAACTTGATTTTCAATGGTCGCCGTACCCTCACCGGTTTCCAGCCAAGTTAAATTTACGTTATATATATTCGCAAATTTTTTTAACTGTTTTAGAGGTATTTCTTTTCGCATTCTCCAAGTACTAAAAGAACTTGGTTTTATGCCAAAAATATCAGCTAAAGCAGCGTCAGTATTAACTCCAGCTATTTTGTACATTCTGTCAATAGTTTCTTGGATTTTCATAATTCTTCCAAAAATCATAAAAAACAAGTTGACATGTTCGCAAAATGCAAAGTATTATAATTGCAAAATGCGAACATGGTTAAGCGTTGTTAAACATTCTAACACAAAAATAAATAAGGTGAATTATGAAAGCGGAAAAACAAGAAGCCGATCACAAAAAAAGATTAAGCAAAATCATCGGGTTCCGTGCCGATGAGGCGTTTTATCAGCAAATTAAACTCGCCGCCGACAAAGAACGCCGCAGCATTTCACAACTGGTGCGGATTTTGGTTGAAGATTATTTAGCAAAGTAAAACTAAGCTTATTTTCTCTAACCCCTTAAAAATAAATGGGAAATAAGTATAACAAATTAGGTGGTAAGTAATGCAAGTAGATCATAAATGCGCAAATTGCGGAAGTAAAAACATTCGTGTTCGCACATCAGAAAAAATCAGTTTGCTGTTAATTGATTTGATTGCTTATTGCAATAACTGTGGTACAGAACTGAAAGTGCAAAGCCAGATTGTACGGGTGCGCACGCCGATTTACAACGAACGACCGGAAGCCTTGCGGATTAATAAGCCGCTGAATCAAATTGATTCTAGGCAACAAGAAATCGACATCTAACATTTAATTCACTGTAGTAATTTTTAACTCTTGCTGATTCACAAAAATGAATCGGCGGGATTTTTGCAACCAAAATTCAGGAGATTGCACAATGATTAAACAAAAAAATAGCCAGAAAGTCACCGCACAGGGGAAACGCCGGGTGAATTTATACAAGCTGCAGCAACGCCTTGAAGCGCTGGAAAAACAAGTAAAACTGCAATCGCGCATTAATGCGCATCAGGTCCAGCACAATGAGACGGTAACGTTAAGCACCGAGGTGATTTTGGAACGGGTGCGCCGTTTAGAACGCATCGTGTTGCCGGCACAGCCTCCGTTTAAGAAACGGAACATTATCGCCCGTGCGCTGGCGCATTATCGGGCATGGTTGATTAAGTAAACGGCAAAGGGGGCAATATGACGGGCAGTTATGCGGATTTACAGGCCATGCGGGCAAGACAGCGGGCGCATTTTGAGGCGATCGAACACAAACGCTTACATGGCGAATATCGTGGTTTATCCGGCCATGAAATTTTGCGTGCAGAAATGCAACGTTTGTTTGATGAACCGAGTAATCCGGCCACTCGTCAATATAACCGTTTTGCCCAAAATTGCCCGGCAAACAATATCGCCATGGCGCAGTTATTAGGCCTGCCGGCGCAATCGGATTTAACCGCTTATAACGATAATGAGCGGCAAAAAATTGCCGAGTTCATTCGGGTTGCAAAAGCGATTGTGCCTTATTTTTCGGTGCCGACAAGTTTGGCGGCGTTCAAGCATGTATTTCAGCGGATATGGAAAAAATGATAGCGACTTTACTGGTTGTATATGGCGTGATGTTTGTACTCCTCGGGCTGAATTTTCTGTATTTCAGTTTGTGCGAAAAGGTATCAATACGGCTTTGTCAGGCGTTTTGGTTGTCTGTTTGTGGCGGTGCCGGCGCCATTGTTGTGGCCGGCGCGCTACAGGTGATTGATTGGTTAAGTTAATACGATGGATAGCGAACAAAAAGAGTATTTATTGCAGTTGATTGCCGCGCAGTCATGGCAAATCGGCGCAAAAGCGGACAGCTGCTTAAAAGCGCTGCACGACGGACAGATGGAAAAGGCCGGCAATGCGCAAGCCGAATTAAGCGAAACCGTGAAGCGCCTGTTAAAGGTATGGGCAACATTAGAAACGGAGGTGTGATGATAGTAAGCATAGTCAGTGCGGTCGGTTTTCTGACCGTTATCGGGTTAATCATTTTGGTGATGGTAAGTCTTGAACGTTGGGGAGAATAGAACATGGTGATTTGTTTAGATTGTGGTTCTGAATTACAGATTCTAAAACTGGATACCGGTTATCAGTTACTTGAGATAATCGGGCAGCATGAAATGGCAGGCAAGCCGAAAGTGCGGAAAGTCGGGCGTATTCATAAAACGTTTCAAGGGGTGTTGGGTGAGGTACATCACTTCGCCCTCGAAGAATACGAAGCATTAAGTTTGAGTAAAATTCATGATGTGCTGAACGCCACCAGTGAGAAGGTAAAAGCCTATTTCGAGCTTCACAGCGACTATTTGGCAACGTTGGAACAGCCGGACGTTTTATGATGACTTGGGAACAGGAACGTGATCAGGTAATAGCTGAAAAACTGGCGCGCGAACCGGTGCGCCAGTTGTCGCCTTATGTCGTCAATAAGCCGACGCCGACAGGCTTAACGCCGAATCAGTTTGAATTATTTCACTTTAACGAAGAGGCCTTTCCGTTCGTAAACCGCTATATCAGCGGTTTGCCGGATTATTTAAGCAAATATTTCGTGAAGCGCTATATGCGCACTTTCCGCACCGACGGTCGCAAAGCGGCAAATACTTGGCTGCGGACAACGATGGATAAAGGCGTGTTATCTCGCGTTGAAGGTGTGATGAAACGTTATCCGATCACCGTAAATATAAATAAACCGGCGGGATCGGTTTATACCTTTGGGGTGATTAAAGGCGCGCAAGTACTGCATAAAACAATCGGTTTAGATGAATTTTCTATTAATGATGTAGAGCATTTTTCTAAGGCGTTTGCTGATGAACTGCAGGAGATGGTTTATCAGTTTGAAGATAAATATATTCGCAACCGTAGTGAACCGGTGCAATCTGAAGGGGAAATCGACAGAATTTTTACCGCACTTTATCAAAAGATGGCGTATTACACCGAAATGAAAGGCGTTACGCCGCCGTTTTATGGGCAGTTCAAAAAAGGGTTGTTGAACGAAGAACGCGTCAATATTGCCATTGAAAAAATGCGCAGTGAAAACTGGTGGCATGCGCAGTTATTGGCAATCCGCTCACAAATTCGTGAACATTTGATGATTGCCGTCGGGCAGGTACAGCGTAAAGCCTCACCCTATGCCAGCCGTGAAGCGGTTGCCGAATGGCGCTTGATAAAGCGCAAAAGCCGCGAATTTATTAAACAGATGGCGCTGATCGACGAAGACGGTGAAGTAATTGAGTTAGCCGAGATGTTTTATAAAACCGTCTCGAACCCAGCAATTCGGCGCTGTGAATTGATGGTGCGGATGCGCGGATTCGAAGAAGTCGCGAAACACCTAAATTATGCCGGTGAGTTTTACACCTTAACCGCGCCGAGCTGTTATCACGCGGTGCATAGCAGTGGCGGTTTCATTAAGCGATGGAATTTTGCCAGCCCGAAAGAGACGCAGGCTTATTTATGTAATGTGTTCGCGAAAATCCGCGCCTCACTTGCCCGCAAAGGGATCCGCCCGTTTGGTTTCCGCGTTGTCGAGCCACATCACGATGGCACGCCGCACTGGCATTTGCTGCTATTTGTGCGCCAAGAGGATGTGCAAACAATGCGTGATACATTTCGCCGCTACGCACTGGAAGTGGATGGGGATGAGCCGGGTGCGGCCGAACATCGGTTTACGGCAAAAGCCATTGACTGGGATAAAGGCTCGGCAACCGGCTATATTGCCAAGTACATTGCCAAAAATATTGACGGCTATGCCTGTGACGATGACAAAGATTCTGAAACCGGCGAAAGCCTGAAAGACATGTCGAAAAATGTGTCAGCATGGGCGGCGAAATGGCGTATCCGCCAGTTCCAGCAGATTGGTGGATCGCCGGTGACGGTATGGCGTGAGTTGCGTCGGAAACGCGGCGGTGTCGTTGATGGTGACGATGCATTAACTCAATTAGTTGAGGCGGCGGATAAGGGTGATTGGGCAGCATACACCTTGTTGCAAGGCGGCCCGGCAGTTACTCGCGATCAGTTATTGGCGCGCACGGCCTACGAAGACCGTAAGCCGAATCAATATGGGGAGGTGTGCAAAAAAATTATTGGGTTCTTTAATCAAAAAGCCGCAGAGTTACGCACGATTCTGACCCGCACGAAAGTGTATCGGTTAATCAAAAAATCGCTTTTATCTCAAGATAAAGGCGAGCAGCGCGAGGCTTTAGAAAATAGCGACCAACGGTCGCCTTGGAGTTCTGTCAATAACTGTACGGGACAAAAAATAAACGATGTTAATGAATTTTTAAAATATCATGCCGAAGAGGTAAAAAATCTGCGTTTCTCGCTGGAATTACGACATATTCCGTCACGTTGGATCACGGATTACCGGCTTTGCCGGTTAATTCAAGGCCATTCGGTTGATATTACTGCGGGCTATTCTATTTGTTGGAATGGGTATGAAGTGGAAATTAGGGAAAATTGTTAAATACATTAATGGAGAAGAAAAATGATTGATTTCAGAAATGAAGATTGTTTGCAAGGAATAAAGCAATATCCAGATAAGTATTTTGACCTGGCCATTGTCGATCCACCCTACTTCCCCGGGCCAGAAAAACGCAAGTTTTATGGCAGGAAAGTAAGTCCAATTGGCGTTCAAAGGCTATATACCGAAACAGATACTTGGGAATTGCCGACGGCGGAATATTTTAACGAGTTATTCCGGGTCAGTAAAAATCAGATTATCTGGGGAGTGAATTATTTTAGTAATTATTCTTTCGGTCCGGGCCGTATCGTTTGGGATAAAGTAAACGGCAAATCGCCATTCAGCGACTGTGAAATTGCATACTGCAGTTTACACAACAGTGTCCGTCAGTTTAGGTATATGTGGAACGGTATGTTACAAGGTAAAAGCATCGAAGAAGGACATATTGCACAAGGAAACAAAAAACTGAATGAGAAACGAATTCATCCGACCCAAAAACCAGTGAATTTGTACAAATGGTTACTACAGAAATATGCTGTCCCTGGGCAGCTTATCCTTGACACTCATGTCGGCAGCGGGAGTAGCCTAATTGCTTGCCAGCAATTAGGTTTTGATGTAACCGGATTCGAGCTTAACCAACATTATTTTACTGCAGCAAAAGAACGATTATGTGAGGATTTAAACGATGGTAACCAATGAACAGGTGATGAAAAAATTAGTGGAGATTGAGGGGTTACTTCTTGCTGTTCAAGAAAAAGAATCAAAAGAACCTAAAGGTTTATGGGATATTCAAGATATCGCCGATTACAGCGGTTTTAGCTATCGTCACACTTACGGCAATATTATTTCCGATCCGAGGTTTCCCGCCCCGGTCAATTTACAATCACGCACAGGAGGAAAATGTAAACCCCTTTTTGTGAAAGATGAAGTGATTGAGTTTTTCGTAAAAAATAAGAAGAAAAAGCATAGAATATAAAGGAAAGGCATTGGAAACAATGCCTTTATTTTTTTAATCAAGCATCTTGGCAATTTCTGACATATTAGGTGCATAATATGTGTTAAGTAAGATTTTTAGATCACGATGACCGCTGATTTTTGCCAATGTCATAACTTCCACTTTTTTTGATAAACGGGTCAGGGCATCTCTTCTTGTGTCATGAAAATGTAAGTCGGCATCATTTAATCCTGCCTTTATTTTTAACTTTCGGAACAAAGAACCCAGTACACTTGCCTTTAAACCAAAAACCAGTGATTCATCGTCATTTCGTTGCATTCTCTCAATAATTTTAATTGCGTTCTGTGTAAGCGGTACTGTGCGGGAGTGGCCGTTTTTAGTGAGAGGTAAAAAAGCCGTGCGATCAATTAGGTTTACATTTTCCCATGTTAGTGAACATATTTCTCCGGCTCGCATAGCCGTTTCCAATGCAAATAAAAACGCTGCACCAACAGCAGCATATTTTGTTTTAGGTTCTTCATCAAAAGTAAATCCTGATGCTTCAACAAGCACATTGATTTCTTGTTTGGTGTAGCAACGGGTGCGGGCTTTCGATTGTTCGGGTTTATCTAAACCATAAAGTGGATTCTTTTCAATATATCCCCATTTTACTGCTTGGGTTAATACCGCAGAAATTGCAATACGTTCACGTAATACACTTGCTGATGATACTTCTGATAGTCGTTTGTTCTGCCATTCGTTTAAATCCTGTTGGCTTAACTCATCCATCTCTATTTGTCCAAGCGAGGTACCACAAATTCTAAACAATCGTAGTTTTTCCTCGCGAGCCCCACGTTTTTTGACTGTATATTCTTTGATATATCGGTCGATAACTTGAGAAAATGTTGTGTTGGCCAATGGATTATAATTGGCTAACTCAATTTCTTTTTCTAACGCTGCAGCCCATTTTTGAGCTTCTGATTTTGTTTCAAATTCAGCCGATTTACTTATGCCTTTTTTGCGCACTTGCGCGCGCCATTTGTTGTTTCTTTTGGTAAAAGTCGCCATGTTCAGTCTTCTATTTTTTGGTGCAAAGTTTGGTGCAAAAGAATTGTAAAACAGATCATAATAGATCAT